CCCCATCCTGCGCTTGCGATCCCCCCTTTTTTTTAATCAGTTTATCCCTCCGTGCCACGAGGTTTTCATACATTTCTTGTAATTCATCCGGGTCAAGGCTCTCAATCTCAACTAAAACTTCATTGCACTTGATGGCTAACTCCTTGTTTTCAAATCCAGGGATCACTATCTGATGCTTTTTATCTGCTTCATCCTGTAGGGAGGTTACGCATGAAGATGGTGGTGACTGTGGTGTGGTTTGACCCGTATTTTTTATAAGCGATAAAAGGTCTTCTTTTATAAATCCATATTCTTCATATTCTAAACCCTCTTGAATAAATTTTTCTTCACTGCCAGAGATAAACTCTGCAATTGCTATCTGTGTATCAACACTGGCTTTTTTATTTGCATTTGGGTCTATTATTTGCCCTATAAAGGAACCTGATTTTCCTATATTTTTGCCGATATAGGTTTTTCCACCATGGCCGAGTTTATTCAATTCATATTTTAATCTTGCAAGAAAATATTTGTACCTCAACTTCATATTCATTCTGTACGCCCTCCCCTGTTTTGCACATCATTCCTCAATATTGCCCATATTTTTAGTTTTATCAATAAACCAAAACAAACTAAATTTAACTAATAGTTTTATTTGGCTTGACAAAACTCAACAAAAAGTTTTATAAACAAACCATGAAAAAAACCACACAAAAACAGATTGCAGAAAAGGCAGGGATTACAGCTCAATATTTGAATTTTATTTTAAACAGAAAGCGTAATAACCTTTCTGTGACTGTCGCCCAAAAACTGGGTGAAGTGTCTCAGGAGTTGGGATTGCCTTTTACTCCTGAAGATTGGGTTTTTAGACCCGAACAAATTAAAATCTTTCTGAAAGGAACTCAAACACAATGACAGAGGAGATTACAAACATGGCAACTGACGTATCAATAACATTTAAGGCTCAAGAGGAAATGGAAACAGCCATTGGCACTATTGCCATGAAGGCTGACAGAAACAAATCAGAAGTTATCAGAGCTTGCATATCTCTTGCCCTGCCTATCATCCAAGCAAATCCAACATTGATATACAGGATAGCCTGGTCAGAGATGAATCTCAATAATAAGTAAACAAACCTTTGTAAGACAAAAGAGGACAGGGGGGAGGAACATAAATGGACGCAATAGAATGGGAGGGGGAGAAAATGAAGAAATCAATAGACCAGATACTACCAAACCCGCATAGGAATTTCGACATATATCCTATTGGTGAAGCACAGGTCAAAGTATTGATGGATAGTATTGCAGACGTGGGAATGTTCTTAGGATTGCCAGCAAGAAAAGTTCAAGGCGGTTATGAGATAGCTTGCGGACACCATAGATTAGAAGCACTCAAAAGACATGGCATTATACATATTGATTTAGCAGTCAATGATTACTCAGATGATGACATGTTGAAAATAATGATCCGTGAAAACTCTACCCAAAGAGGTAACGAGAATTTCGGTGCAGTATTGGATTCGGTGGGTGCGGTGTTAGTTCAGTGTGTGAAAGATGTTTATGTCATGGGTATGACAACTGACCCATCAGGCAGAGACGAAATAAAAATGAGGCTCATAAATGGCGATGGTATCGGATGGAAATCAATTATTAAAAAAGAACCATCATTATCCGCTCATTCAGTTCAAGCCGCCCTTTCAGTTTTCCGCAAAACAGATGCCTATCTAAAGCTACTCAAAAAAGGCGGATTACCGGAAGTCAATAGTTAACAATATAGTTAACAATATTGTTAACAAGTCTGAAATCCTAACTGCTCAAATTTGCACTGTCTGCTCCGTGCGCGCGTGGGATAATATTAACGGGCTGAATGGTAATACTAAGGCTACATGCTTTAAAGCGATTTAAACGCATTTTAATGTATGCTAATTAATACAAAAAAAAACGGCTCTCCTGAAGAAAACAGAAAAAACCGTTTTTTATGTGCTGTGGTTACCTATGAAACGAATATAGGCTCAAGGAGCACTCACAGTTTACCCCTCTTTGTTTGCCAGAACAAAAGATCGTATTTAAACAGAGGCATTGGTCTTGTAATCATCACCACCGTTTACGGGTGATAGATTCTCGTATCCTCTGACATCATTTTTAGAGAGAAAGCCCTCTTGTAATCCAATTTGATAACATTTATACCTGGTCTCCTGATCTCCTCTTAGGAGTGAGTCCAATTTATGCTCGGTGAAAAATCTTAACCGTTCTGATTCTGTGAAAAGAATCCTATTACAGGCTTGCTCTATTCTCACCAACCAAGGCATAAGAGCATGTACCACAAAGCTCCTGTTCTGCTCGGTTACATTGCTGTAAGTGCTTCTCTCATGATCCTGAATCAGATTCAATGGCACTCTAAAAACTCTTGCAATATCTACAACTGAAAATTTCTGTGAGTCAATCATTTGTGAATCTTCAGGAGACAATCCAACCGTTGTAAACTCCATGCCCTCTTCTAACAGTGCTACTTTGTGCGAATTGCCAGACCCCTTGAAAGCATCGTTCCAGGATTTTTTTAAGCTGGTGGCTCCCTGTGGTGATATTTTCCCCGGGTGTCGGAGTATGCCCCCTGGTCGTGCATCATTTGCAAAGTATTTGCCTGAGTATTCGTTCACAGCTTGAGCACGGCCTATGGTATCCCGAAGCAAGGTTAAGGGAGAGAGTCCAGTCACACCGTCAAAAGTAAGCCCCTTTATGTGCAGAATATCAAAATATTGATAATGCTCTGTAGATCCTTTAGAGCTGCGGTATTCATAAATGAGTTCTCCAATATCGTTAATAGTAACGTTCATATTTTGCGGCAATAAAGGCCATAGCGATATCACCTCTCCTGCCTGGTCTCTCTCTACTTTGGCATATGCATTGCCCCTCAAAGCACAATGTGCGGTCATCAGCTCCCAGAACGATATAGAGTCCATATAAGCGTTCGGACTATCATGCAGGATATTATAAAGGCTGTGCTCTCTGGCCCTCTGCTTTGTGCCATCCTGTAAGCGCTTATATGTGACAAGAGGCAAAGCACCTATAGACTCACTGAGCACTCTTATACATGCAAAAACAGCGGGTAAGGCCAATGCGCTTGACTCGGTCACATGCTGCCCTGAAATTGTAGGTCTTGAGAATCCCATTTCGAACTCTGGTGGTATTGAAAAGGCTCTTTCTTTTTTCTTAAACCAATTAAACATATTTTTCCTCGCAAGAGGGTGAACCTCCCCACCCTCAAATATTCACTTCATCAGGTGGCTGCCACTGGTGCGGGTGCTGTGGTGGGTGCATCTGCTCGGCCTACGATACTATATGCGCCTACAACACCTGCTGTAATGCCTGTACCTGTGTAGTCAAGCAGTACCCTAATATACCTGCAAGCCCCTTTGTATCCTACATACTGTATTACGCTGTCCTCTGTAGTGGCATCCACCTTTGTGAAAGCCCCTTCAATATCTGGTGCTGCCACGGTAGTGAAATCGGTGTCTGCTGTAGTGTCTGACTCCTGCAAAATCGGAGTTAGATAGTTTGAGCCATCCACGCCTGTGAGTTCTCCGACTGCCACGGCCACCACCACGCCCGGAAACTGTGCATTGTCAAGTATCGCTGTTTTTGTGTCAGTGTGTGCCAAATCTTGGGATTCAAGCAGCACATTTAAGCCAATATTGTTTTTTAGGTCTCTTTTCATGTGTTTAAGCCTTCTGAACAAGTTTTTTGACGGCTGCTGGCAGGATCAACTTGCCATCGCAACGTTGGTTTGCTCTATATCCTATCATACCATTTTCAGCGTACAACTCATTCAACTGCTGAAAATATCGCCCTTGTCTGTCTGCTATCCAATAATAACTAAAATCACCATACAAAATTGAAACGGCTCCGGCTGCGAGTGCTGGCATGGCAGAAGAGACAAAGATGGGCGCTCCAAGAAGTAAGTTAGGTTCACCGACCTTTAAGGATTCTTCAATCATCGGCCTTCCGTCTCCGTCTTTAATCCGTCTAAGTAAATTGAGCACTTCATCAGACACCATAAAAACCGCTCTTTTTCTGTAGGGCCTGTTTACAGAATGAACCAAATTGATAATCTCGTCAATTGTTACTGCTGTACTACTTGCGGTCGTTACTCCGGTTGCTGCATCTGCACAGACCCCTCTAGGCTTTGAAACGCCATCACCTGTAATAAAGGCTGCTTCTTCCTTATCACCCATTGCCCGGGCAAATTTACCTGAGATATAGGTGGTCATGTCAAAACCTGCATCAAATGCCAGTTCTTCGGATACCTTT